GCTTGAGGCTCGCGCTTTTGAGGTTTTGATATGGCTCCTTTTCTTTTTGGGTTTAAAAAAAAAAAAAAACTTATAAACAAAAAAGACAGAAAAAGCTTCGGCGAAATTCGCGGCGAAAGTCGCGAATATGGCTCATTCACAACGGAAATGAGCCATATCAAAAACTCACGCAAAAATCCGCCGATATGGTTCATTCCGGATTTTAGCCCATGAGTCCGTTTTTGGCGATTTTGGCTCCCCCCAGAGTTTCCCTAAAGCGAGCCTAAGGGGCGAAATTCGCCGCTAGTCGAAACCAGACTCGAAGACAAAAAAAAATCCCCTAGAGCCGAAACCCTAGGGGATTAGATTGTGTTACTTGAGGTTAATCTTGACGCTCTTCGCGAGCTTCGCCTTCGTTTCGCGAGCCGCCGCAAGCGCGGCAATCTTTTCCGCGACGATCGGCGCGAGAACTTTCTCGTTATCCGCGAAATTCGCATCAAGCTTAGCGTTCTGTTCATCGTCCGAAAGACCTTCGAAGGCCTTCCATTCCGGCGACTTCCCGCCAAGTTGAGCCTTCATCGCGGCCTTCATAACCGACCGCTGAACGCGCGTTTCTTCCGAGACGCCTGCGCCGGCATTGCGGCGAGTCCATTCGCCGGCGAGGAGACTGTCGGCGGCCTTGCCCATGAGCGTGGCCGTGACTTCCTCAATCGTCGAATTGTTCTCGTCCGCAATGGCCTTCGCATTGCTAGCCGCGTCCGCGACCTTCTGCGTCAGCCCGTGCTCGAACAGATTGCCCGCAATTTCCGCCGACAACTTCGTAACGTCGATAGTGCAATCAACGCCGCGCGAGGTCACAACGAAAGACTCGGGCACAGTGATGGTAATAGTATGCATGATACAACTCCAACATTGCCGTCAAAGAGCCGCATGAGGTGGGCAATATCACGTCCCATGCGGGGTGCGACTCGGTGAGCCGCTAGGCCATACATAGGCCATACCATGCCCTCGTGCCCGTTCATAATTGTATCAAATTGTATCAACGCGCGGCCAGGATTTTGGGCAAATAAAAAGGGGGCCGAAGCCCCCTATTGATCGGCGCGAGCGCCAGTCTATTCGATTATGCAATCCGTAATGAAACTCGGAACCCCAATAATGGCGAGCCAGATTGTAGTATAGAGCACTAAATGTTCCTTCCCTATACAATCGGCTTGCGCGACTAATACAAACCCTAGGTGCTCTAGGCGCATGGTCCAACGTCCTATCTTCCGCAATTTGCACATGGTCGCAACTCCCATCGCCGACTAGGCTAATCCGAGTCGGTACCACAATCCTAGGCCAGAGATAGGGGTTGCGTCAATCCCCCCAAAACTTGCCAATCATTGCACGCAATGGGCCAGGATTGGAACGAAAGGGAAGTCTGGCTTGCTCGATCTTGCGCCCGTGCAAGACTCGTCCCGACATATAATGTCCCTCGACTCGGCCAGAAGTTTCCATTTGTTGCTGATCGTGGGAGGGCCTTTTCGCCGAGGGTGGGGGGTCGGAGGCACACAACCCACCTCGCAAATTCTGTGGCCTAAACGAGGTATGGCTGACAGCCACATGCGCGCCTCGCGCTCACGCGAGAAAGGTTATAGACAGGGGCGAGCCAGCTCCCGGCCATATTGCGCGGGCGCGGGTTCTGGTGTATGATTGGGGTATGACGGATCTGGACCCGGCCCCGTTTAGGGTAAAAGGACGCGCAGCGGTTCCGCTGGTGGCAAGCGTTGTGAGGTCGATTGGCGAGGCAGACTTGTCGGCGCTGACGGTGGAAAAGGGGTCGAAGGCGCCGGCGCTCAAGCGGCTTGCGGAGCGGCATCATGCGTTGGCGCGCTGCCTCGCGTCGGGGATGAGTCAAGGGGACGCGGCGGTGACTTGTGGGTATTCGTCCTCGAGGGTGAGTATCCTCCTCGACGATCCGACATTTCAAAATCTGCTCGCCTTCTATCGTGAGGATACCCAGCGCGCGTACCTCGATCTCCACCAGCGGTTGGCTGGGATTGCCAGCGACGCGGCGGAATTGCTCTCGGATCAACTTGAGAAGGATCTCGAGGCCGAGGTGGGAGAGCGCAAGGTGTCTATAGGACAACTTGTCGAAATAGTCAAGACCGGCGCTGACAGGACCGGGCACGGTCCTCAGTCAACCCAACTGAACGTGAATGTCGGCATTGCAGCTCGGCTTGAAGCCGCACGCAAGCGGGTAGCTGCTCGCGATAAGATGATAGAAGGTGAGTGTGAGGATATATGAGCGGCTGCTACTCGCGGCCATGTTGTGTGTTCTCCTAGTCTGTGTTTTAGCAATTCTTGTAGTCTAGTCAGGGGTCGCAAAATGACGGATGCAGCGAATGCTGAACAAATACGGATTATGGCTGATGCTGTCGCCAAAGCAGCGGTCATGCAATTCGCGAGGGAGCATCCGGAATTTAACAAGAATAGGCTGCCGCCGACTTTTAAGTGGCTAGCGGGTATAGGGTCAGCGATAGTAGGAGCCGCAATCATCGGTTACTTTAATTGGCTGACGAACACAGTGGGGTCGATGGAGGTCACTCTAGCAAGGATGGACGAGAGGCAAAACAGTCAAGTCACCATGACAGACGGTCGCTACGATGATATGGATAAACGGTTAAATCGGTTAGAGTCTCTCCATGGCTTTGGCTCACCGAGGTAGACGCGCGTGAATTTGATCGAGGAACTCGCATCGTTTAGCTCAGACCCTTATGGGTTCGTGCTCTTCGCCTTTCCGTGGGGCGAACCGGGAGAGCTCGAGAACCAGCTTGGGCCGATGGTCTGGCAGCGAGAAGTCCTCGAAGATCTAGGCGCCGGCCTCATTACGATTGAAGAGGCAATTCAGATCGCCAGGACCAGCGGCCATGGTATCGGTAAGTCCGCGCTTGTCTCTTGGATTATCCTTTGGGCTATCTCCACTTATGAAGATACCAAAGGGGTGGTGACGGCGAATACCGAGAACCAACTTAAGACAAAGACGTGGGCCGAGGTCTCGAAGTGGTATCGCCTGTTCGTGGGCCGGGAACTGTTTAAAATAACAGCCACCGCTCTTTTCTCTGTCGATCCAGACCATGAGCGCACTTGGCGCATTGATATGGTACCTTGGAGTGAGCGCAACACCGAGGCGTTCGCGGGACTTCACAACCAAGGGAAGCGTATCCTTGTCGTGTTCGACGAGGGCTCCGCTATTCCAGATGTGATTTGGGAGGTCACAGAGGGTGCGCTTACCGACCGCGACACACAGATTATCTGGATGGTGTTTGGCAACCCGACACGGAACAAGGGCCGCTTCCGCGATTGCTTCGAGGGAGGCCGCTTCGCCCATCGCTGGAATTTCGGGCATATCGACTCTCGCTCCGTCCCGATCTCAAACAAGACTCAGATCGAACGGTGGATTTCCGACTACGGCGAGGACTCCGACTTTGTCCGAGTCCGTGTCCGTGGTATCTTCCCCCGAGTGGACGCGGAGTCCTTTATATCTCATACCTCCGCGACGCTCGCAGTCGAGCGAGACATTATGCCGCAAGGCGGAGCGGTTGTTCTCGGTGTGGACGTTGGCCGCTTTGGTGACGATCCCTCAATTATCTATCCTCGCTGTGGCCGGGACGCGCAAAGCCGGCTTGTCGAAATCTATTATGGAGACGACACCATGACGCTCGCGGGAAAGGTTGCTGCTGCCTTTCTGCGGCACAGAGCCACGATCTGCATGGTGGACGAAGGAGGGGTCGGAGGCGGTGTCGTGGATCGCCTCCGACAGCTCCGCATCCCTGTAATCGGTGTGGACTTCGGGTCGAAGCCTGATGGCTTTGCTGCGGATGGAGTGAAGTACGCGAACAAGCGGGCGGAGATTTGGGGTGCTCTTCGGGAGTGGCTCGAGACGGGCTCTATCCCAAACATCCTTACAGGGGAAAATATCACCCTCGTCGATGAGCTTACCGCTCCGACCTACACCATGACGAAGGCCGAGGCAATCCAGCTAGAAAGCAAGAAGGAGATGCGCGCGCGTGGTGTCCCCTCTCCAAACGTGGCGGACGCCCTCGCTTGCACCTTTGCCTACCCCTCGTTCGAGTATCAAACCCTTTCCCCCAGTGGCGTGCAGCAGGTGGAAGCCCCCACCGTTGCGCCAGACTACAATCCTTTTGAACATATTTACGAAGGGAACTGAAGATGGGCTTGTTCAAATCACCGAAGGTGCCGACTCCTCCGCCACCGCCCAATCCACAGATCACTCCATACGATGCAACGCCAGCGCCGGATAATGTTGGCCTTGCTCCTATGGCCGGCTCGCTTATCTCTACCGGCGCGCGGGGCCTCACTCGGCGAGCGTCCACTCAGCGCCGCTCGTTGATCGGAGGCTAATGTGATAATCTCGCTCGACGAGCGCCGGCGACTTAACGGAGTGATCGCGGAGCTCCGCTCCGATCGCCTTCCGTTCTGGAACCTTTGGCGAGAGCTGGCCAACTATTTCTTGCCAAAGCGCTACGTCTGGCTTCAGTCGAGCAGAGAAGCTCGCATCCGCAACGCGAAGAACCCTTTTATCCTCGACGCCACCGGCACAAGCGCCGCTCGAGTGCTTGCCAGCGGCATGATGAACGGGATCACCTCGCCCTCCCGTCCGTGGTTCAAGTTGCGTGTAGCTGGTTTCGACCACGACGATGATGAGGTAGCGATTTGGTGTGATGAAGTCACTCGCCGAATGCTCTACGTCATGAGCGAGTCAAACTTCTACAACGCGATCGCGGTCCTCTATCTTGATCTAGTGGTATTTGGCTCAGCCGCAACTCTGATCTACGAGGACGACGAGAACATCATCCACTGCTACAACCCGGCCCTCGGGGAGTTCTACCTTGGCCAGTCCCATCGCCTTACCGTTGACACGTTCGCTCGCGAGTTCAAGCAATCGGTGAAGCAGCTGGTGACAAACTTTGGTGAGGAGAATGTTTCGCCTCAGGTACTCGCCAAGTGGAAAGAGGGCGGAGCACGTGCTCTTCACACCTACGACGTAACCCACTTGATCGAACCAAATATCGACGGGAAGAGTTCTGTCCCCAAGAAGTTCCTCTACCGCGAGACTTATTGGGAAAGCGGGTGCTCCGAGTACGTCCTCGCACAGCGTGGTTTTAACGAGCTCCCCGGCATCTTCCCTCGCTGGGAGACCACCGCGAATGATGCGTATGGAACCTCGCCGGCGATGGATGCGCTTCCGGATGTGATCCAGCTGCAACTCGAAACCAAGCGCAAGGCGCAGGGCATCGACAAGATGGTAAACCCGCCAATTGTTGCGGATATTCAACTTCAGCATCGCCCGACCGCCCTAATGCCTGGAGGCATCACCTACGTCGCGGGTCAGAACAACTCTGGTGCGAAGCCACTCTATCAAATCACACCTCCATTACAAGAAATGACTGCGGATATCACTCAGATCCAAATTCGCATCAGGGACTTCTTCTACAACAACTTGTTCCAGATGATTTCGCAACTCGAGACAGTGCGTAGCGCTGCTGAGATCGACGCCCGCCGAGAGGAGAAGTTAATCCTTCTTGGCTCGGTCTTGGAGAAGTTTGAGAACGAGGCCCTCGACCCAGCGATCAAGCGGATCTTCTCGATCATGCAAAGGAGAAACCTGCTCCCGCCGTTCCCGCAAGGTCTTTCTGGCTCGCTTGAAATCCAGTACGTCTCGATCCTCTCGACCGCGCAGAGTGCTGTGGGCGTGGCCCCGGTCGAGCGTTGGCTTCAGCTTATTGGTGGCCTGACTCCTGTGGCGCCACAGGTGGCGAACATTCCTGATTGGGAAGAGCTCGTCAGAAATTATGGCATCGACATTGGCGTACAGCCGAGGGATATGCGTTCCCGTGAAGATGTTGCTGCGCTCACCGAGGCCCAGCAGCAAGCCGCCGCGGAGCAGCAAGCTGGTGTTCAAGGTTCTGCGTTGGTGGAGGGAGCGAAAACCCTGAGCGAAACCGATGTGGGTGGTGGAGGGAACGCTCTTCAACAACTGCTAGCGGCAGGAGGTCAGTGAGGCATTAATATGGCTCCTTTACATTCTCGCCCGCATGTGATATGAGGCTAGTGTGAACGAACAAACACTCAAGAGACTTTGGCAGCGGCAAGACGAAGAAAAGATATCCGCCGCGCTGGACGCTCTGCTCCAGCATGAGCATGGACGGAAATTTCTATGGTGGCTTCTCGAAATTTGCGGTATTGGGATGAACCCCTTTGCGCGCAACGCGCTCGACACAGCGTTCAACTGTGGGGAAGTTAACATAGGTCAAAAGGTTTTAGCCCGTATAACCGAGGAGTTTCCTGACGGTTATATAACGATGATGAAGGAGAATGCACATGAGCGGAAACAACGAGCCGACGCCCTCGCCGGCGCCCGAGCCGACTCCGACACCGAGTCCGAGCCCGACTCCGGACCCGAGCCCGACGCCGACTCCAGCGCCTGAACCTGGCGCGTTGACGGATCAGAAGCCGGAGCCTACTCCGGAACCAGAGCCGTTTGTTCCACTCACACCTGAGGACCTCACCTTCGCTGAAGGGGTAGAGGTCAATGAAGAGCTTCGGGACGACTTCTTGAAGATCGTGAACGATCAAGAGATGAGTCCGAAGGACCGTGCCAATGCTTTGGTCGGTCTGCAAGAGCGAGCAGCCCAAGCGGCGGCGGAAGCGTCTAGCCAAGCTTGGGAAGCTCTTAATACTCAGTGGCAGGACGCCGTGAAGGCGGACCCTGAGGTTGGCGGTGCAAACCTCGACGCTACGCTTGGCCGAATTGGCAAGCTGATCGACGAGCACGCGCCGGCTCCCGACAAACTGAGGGAGGCGCTGAACGTCACTGGGGCTGGGAATAACCCCGAGGTCGTGAAGTTTCTCAACAAGGTGGCAACGCTTCTGAGTGAGGGTACTCCTATTTCGGGTCAGCCCACAAATCAGGAACAGTCCGCCGCAGCTGTTTTGTTCCCATCAATGCAATCGAAAGGATAGGTAGATGGCAACTCTAGCCACCACGCATCCGACGCTGCTCGATCTTGCCAAGCGAATGGACCCGCAAGGGAAGATCGACAAAATCGTCGAAATTCTCAACCTCACCAACGAGGTGCTCCTCGATATGGTGTGGGTTGAGGGCAACCTCACTACCGGCAATCGAACGACTGTCCGAACCGGCTTGCCCACTCCCACGTGGCGTAAGCTCTACGGAGGCGTTCAGCCCACGAAGTCCACGACCGCGCAGGTCACGGACAACTGTGGTATGCTCGAGGCGTACGCGGAGGTCGATAAGGCACTTGCTGACCTGAACGGCAACACCGCTGAATGGCGCTTGTCGGAAGAGACCCCGCACATCGAAGGCATGAACGAAGAACTCGCCACCACAATTTTCTATGGTGATGAGGGAACGGCGCCGGAGAAGTTCACGGGGCTGTCGCCACGGTTCAACACCACAACGGCAGCGGATGGTGACAACATCATCCTTGGCGGCTCGTCCGATACGGATAACGCATCTATCTGGCTGTGCGTGTGGGGTCCAAACACTGGGTTTGGTATCGTGCCGAAGGGCTCGACGGCTGGACTCCAGATGGAGGATAAGGGCCAAGTCACCATCGAGAATGTCGATGGCAATGGCGGTCGGATGGAGGCTTATCGCTCCCACTACCGCATGGACTGTGGCCTAACCATCCGCGACTGGCGCTACTTTGTTCGCATCCCGAACATCGACAGGTCTCTTTTGACGAAGGATGCTTCAACCGGCGCCGATCTACCTTCTCTCATGTTCGAGGCAATGGATCGTATTCCTAACCTCGGAGCCGGCAGGGCCGTGTTCTACATGGATCGCTCGGTCAAGACGAAGGTGCGTCAACAGCTTGCCTATGCTCGGAGTTCTTCGACACTCACGGTCGAAGAGGTCGGTGGCGTCCGCACGGAAATGTTCCAAGGCATTCCTATGCGTCGCTGCGATGCACTCTCGGGCGACGAAGCCCTCGTGAGCTAAGGAGAAGAACCATGATCCTCGATGAACGAACTGAGTTCGCGGATGCTGTGTCGGTTGCTGCGGCGGCCGGTACGGCTTTGATCGGCGACGTGATCGACTCGGGAGTCGTTCGTGACCTTGGTAACGGCCAGCCCGTCTACCTCGTAATCACGACTGACACTGAGATCATCACTGGTGGCGTGGCTGGGACAATCAAGTTCCAGCTAGTCTCGGACGCGCAAGCGGCCATTGCCACTGATGGAAGTGCCACTGTCCACATCGACACAGGTGACTTTGTCACCGATGATGCAGCTGCCAACGACGCCCAGCTTAATGCTGGCGGCGTGATTGCTTGTATCGCGTTGCCTCTCGAGGGCAACGTGTACGAGCGTTATCTCGGCATCCTCGCTATCATCGGAACCACGACAGTCACCGCCGGCAAGATCAATGCGTTCCTGACGCTTGATCCGCACAAGTGGCAGTCCTATCCTGAAGGAGCAGTCTAATGTTGGTTAAGTTTCGCCGCACTTGGTACGCTCCGGATGGTGTCTTTTACCCGAAGGGAGAGCAGGAAGTCTCGGACGACTACCAGCCTCATCCCGGTAAGGTGGAGGACCTGAAGGAAGGCGTCACCTACCTTCCGCGTACCGCCAAGGTCGTGGAACAGCCAAAGTCGAAGGCTAAGGCTGAAAAGTAAGGAGTAGGTCGGTGGGGATTTCGAGCATAGTTCAGATTTACAATCTGGCCCTGAACGCCTGTGGCGAACGGAGCAACATTTCCCTCCCGACCGAAAATTCGCGTCGGGCCGAGGTCTGCAACTTGTGGTACGAGCCGGTACTCGAGCAAGTACTATCAGCTGCGCCTTGGCCCGAGGCAACAAAGATCCTATACGCAGCGGAAACTGCAGAAAAGGCTGACGGTGATTGGTTGGAAACCGAGCCCCGGCCCGGCTATCAGTACGCCTACACCCTTCCCACTGACTGCTTGCGGCCGCAGTACTTGGCCGACTTTACGAAATTCCAGATCAGCATCCTCGGAGACGTAAAGGTACTGAACACCAATACGTTCCAAGCCATCCTTGTCTATACCGCGAATATAACGAATATCTCGTTGTGGAGCGCGGAGCTCAGGATGGCGATCGTGTATGCTCTCTCCGCCCATGTGTGTATGGCGATCAGCGGAAAACCTACTCGGACGAAGATGCTTATCGACCGAGCCAACCAGTTTATCCTTGACGCTAGGATTAGCGCTGCGAACGAGTCCACGGAGCAGTACGAGTCACTTCCTGAGTGGATTTCTGGAAGGGGCTTCTCTGATCCCAACCCACAGAAATACATTTATCCGCTTGGCTCGCTCTTATCCTATCCCTCGTTTGCGGTGAACGCATGAGCACTGATGTAGTCAAATATGCGTTTGTAGCGGGAGAAGTTTCTTCCACGCTGTACGGTCGAACTGACCTTACGAAGTTTGACTTCGGAATGTCAGAGGCCAAAAACTTTTTTGTGGACTATCGAGGTGGACTGAGCACAAGGCCAGGAACACAATTCTGCGAGAATGTCCTTGACGATACTCTCGACACGAGAATGACCGGCTTCGCCTTTAACCCTGATATTGAGGACACCTATGTTCTCCTGTTCGGCCATAACTACATAAGGTTTCTCCAAAGCGGAAGCTATGTTCTCGAGACCGCGCAAAATATCACTGGAGCGACACAAGCTGATCCAGCTGTGCTAACCGTTGTGGGGCATGGCTTGGCTGCTGGCCGCTGGGTGAAGGTAGCTGGCGTCGGTGGAATGGTTGAGTTGAACGGTCGCACGTTCGAGGTGAGCAACCCCACAGCGAACACCTTTGAGCTCAAGTCTGTGCCGGATGGCGCCAATATATCCTCTCTTGCGTATGGCGCTTATACAGCCGGCGGCACAATCCAAGCTGTCTATGAGGTAGCTACAACGTATGCCTCTACCGATCTTGGGGGTCTTAAGTTTGACCAGTACCGTGATCGTGTTCGGATCACCTCGAACGATGGGGATATTCCCATCCGCGACTTGACGAGGAACGATCACACGAATTGGGTGCTGAGCGACGTTGATATTAGTCCCTTCCACAACGGCCCGTCGATAACGAGCTCTTCAATGAGCGCGGCGGGATCGGCAGAGACTATCTTCAGTGTCACAGCAGTGTATGCTGATGGAACGGAAAGCACGTTAGGCAACCTCTACAAGTTGTCTGCGATGGTGAATTATCCTGTGACAGAGGGATCGGTTTCCATCACTTGGACCGATGATCCTGATGCAGTTTCGTACAATGTTTGGCGCTCGGTGATAAGCGTTAGCGAAGTCCTGTCATACGGTTCGCAGCTTGGCTTCGCCGGTAGCACAACCGGGAACAAGTTTACCGACCCGAATATTGTGCCTGACTTTGGCAAAACTCCTCCCCTTTGCAATAACCCGTTCGCGCCAGGGGCGATCACTTCGATCACGGTCACGGCTGGCGGGGCTGGATATTCCAGCACTAGCTCGATCACTATGAGCGGTGGTGGCAGCGGCTTTGCCGGGCAGGTTATCACAGATGCGGCTGGGGCGATCCTTCGGGTCATTATTAAGAATGGCGGGACCGGCTACGTCAACCCAACTGTGAGTTTTGGTGGCGGAGCGGGTGCTACCGCTGACGTGGTGGCGCGAGCCACGACAGGGACTTACCCGGCCATTTCATGCATTTATCAGCAGAGGCAATTCTTCGCGGCTAGCCCGCTGAACCCTGTGACGCTGTGGGGAAGTCAATACAAGCGGTTCGAGAATTTTAACTCTTCTGATATCGCACTCGACAGCGACTCGATTGAGTTTGATATCGACACAAACGCTGTGGCACCAATTAGGCATGTTGTGGTGACTCGTGGTGGCCTGCTCGCCATGACACAGGAGAACGTGTGGTTGATCTCGGGAAGCGGGAGTGATAACAAGCCGATCACTCCGACGAACGCGCTGGCTGACCCACAGACTTACACCGGGATTAGCGCGTTGGAGCCGCTTCGGATTGGCTCAGACATTCTCTATCAAGAGGGTAAGGGCTACGCTATTCGCCTGCTTACCTATAATGAGATATCTAGGATTTATGCGAGTGAGGACAAAAGTATCCTCTCCTCACATTTATTTGGTGAAGGGAAAACTCTTACCCATTGGGCGTTCCAAGAAAGCCCTTATAAGACTGTGTGGGCTGTCCGAGAGGATGGGGCACTCCTCGCTTTTACTATTGTCCAAGCCGAGGACGTGTATGCTTGGACGCCGAGTGAAACTAAGGGACGCTTCCTCGATGTGGTAGCCGTTCGTGAGGGGAATAACGACTCGATCTATTTCACAACTCAGCGCTACATTAATGGGCGGCTTACAAAGTTTATCGAGCGGCTTGATAACCGACTCTTTGTGAATGTCGAGGACGCTTGGTGTGTGGACTGCGGACTTTCGCTCTCCGGGACAATTCCTACAGGAGAGCTAACTATAACCTTCGATGGAACGACCTACACCGCTACCCGCTCCGCGGGGGATTTTACTGGAACGGAGGGGCAGATCCTTCGGGCCGCGAACGGGCGGTTTGAGATTGCTACTGTTGTAAGCGCGCTTGTGGCGACGCTTAATCTCGAGCAGACTCCAGATAATTGGATACCTGAGACTGAAGATACTCGGACATTCCCGGTATCCGAAGGATCTTGGACTCTTGATACTAAGGTAACGACCCTCAGTGGCCTCGATCATCTCGAAGGCGAAACCGTATCTATCCTTGGTGATGGTAGCGTGTTCCCGCAGCAGGTTGTCACTAATGGTGAAGTCACTCTTCCTTCCGGAGTGACCCGTGCGGTGGTGGGGCTTCCATTCACTTGTAAAGCCAAGACCCTTCCCTTGATTGTTCCTGATGCTGGGATTGAGTCAAAACGGAAGCGGGTTGTTGGAGTAGCCATGCGCCTGACTCGTTCGCGGGGGCTTAAGGTCGGCGATGATTACGCAACAGTCTATGACGTGCCAGAGCGCACTGATGAGGATTGGGGACAGCCGACCCGCTTGCAGGAAGGCTTTAAGCAACTCCCGATAGGAACAACTTGGGATGAGGATGCTTTTACATATTTCCTCTTAACCGATCCAGTACCAGCTACGCTTCTCAGCCTTGTTCAAGATATCGAGGTTGGCGATGAACCCGATTGATAAGCTTCCTGATCTTAACTGGACTGACGTGACTCGGGAGGAGCTCGTCATTACAGGGGATGATATCGTCCGCAGGAGCGACGTTGCTTATCGGATAGGGAACGTAGCAGTAGCTGGTTTGATCTACTATAGCTTTTGCTCCCCACCTTGGTTTTGGTTTGGCTTGGCCGAAGGCGTGAGGTTCAGAGATCTTATCGACTTCCGGGCGCTTCGGGAGAAAATTCCGCAGGGAGCGACGACAGCTATCAATGCAATGCACGATAAGTCTCTCCGCTTCGCTAGATTTTATGGCTTCGAGCCAACTGGACAAGTAAGAGAATTTGCAGGTAATAAGTACCTAATCTATCGGAGGGCCTGATGGCTTTCATACCACCACTTCTTGCCTCCGCTGGAACTTTCCTCGGATCGGCAGCTGGTATTTCTACAGCACTAGCCGCTGCGGCCACGGCTGTAACTGTTGCCAGCTCTGTGCAACAGGGACATTATCAGGCAGCGGTTGCTAAGAATAATGCGCTGATAGCGGAACAAAACGCGGCGAAGGCTAGTGAGGCGGCGCAGCAGGAAGCGCAAAGGAGGGGAATGGAGAGCGGGGCGCTCCTTGCACAGCAACTCGCAATGCAGGCGGCTAGCGGGATTGATGTTGGAAGCAAGAGTTTCTTACAAACTCGTCAACTAACCCAGCGCGTTGGGGCTCAAGAGCAGAAGGATATTGCTGGACAGGGTTCTTCTGCCGCTCGGAGGCTTCTTCAAGACGCGGCGAATTATCGCTCTGAGGCCTCGGCCGCAAGTAAGCAAGGAACGATTAATGCGATTGGAGCGGGGCTGCAGTTTGGCTCGGATATATTCAACAAGGGATCGCTCGCGAGTAGGAAAACAACGAAGATGCCTTGGGATACGGGGTATAGCCTCGGTGGCTGGAGGTGGCAGTAATGGCACAAATCCCTGTCCAGCGCACTCCTACCACGCCGGTTGATACTGGACAAGCTGGTTATGCCGAAGCGCACGGTGTTGATCTGACACCGATTGCGCGCGGCCTACAGGCGTTTAGTGAGGTGTTTCACGAAAAGCAGTTGAAGGCACAAGAGTTTGATCTGAACAAAATCCTCCTCGACGAAACTCACGCGATGCAGGCGGATTTCGAGGCGAGGAAAACGGATCCGAACCAACCGCTTACTTCGTTCGCGGATAATGTGGAGTCTGACTACACGAAGAGGGGGCAAGACCTTCTTACTCGCTTACAGCAGCAGGGATATAATAAGGATCTCCTGAACCAGTTCTCGGACAAGCTTGGCCGGGTTCGCGAGGACTTTTGGGGGCAGGGTTTGGCGTATCAAGTCCAAGGACTGAGTGTAAAGGCTGAGGGTGATACAACTGATTACATTACCAGCTTGTCACAAACGGTTAAGAACGACCCACACTCTTACAGTCTGGCCTTGGCCGACGGTCAGCACAACATTGAGCTCAATCCCTATCTTACGCAACCGCAGCGGGCGAAGCTCCATGACGATCTTTCCAATCAACTCATTGATGCGGGCGGCAAGTCTATCGCTCTCTCTAATCCGGAGTATGTTTTTCAGAAACTCGACCCGGAAGGTAAGTTCCGTCAGCAAAACCCTACGGGCTCTCCAGTTGCGAGCGCGCCGGCGAACTCGTGGCAAGGTGTAGCGCAGAGCGTCGCGCAGAACCTGCAACTCGATCCTATCGACGTGGCTGCGGTTATTAATTATGAAACTGCCGGCACGATGGACCCGAATAAGAAGGGCGGGAAAGGGAATAATTATTTTGGCCTTGTTCAGTTTGGGCCAGCCGAGCGGCAAAAGTACGGGATAAAGGAAGGCTCTACTCCTGAGGAGTGGACCAAGGCGATTACGCAATTTGCCATTGACCGAGGATTTAAGCCGGGTCAGATGGGCCTTCTCGATTTCTACTCCACAATCAATGCCGGCTCCCCCGGCCACTATAACGCAAGCGACGGGAATGGAACCGTTCGCGAGCATGTGGCGAATATTGAGAACCGTCGAGGTGCTGCCGCGCAATGGATGAGCTCGGTTGAGACTGTAGCGGCACCGCCGAGCAGCGCGCCGAAGGCACCAGACCTCTCGACATATGGCTATCCTGATCAGGTGGATGGGTACAGAGTTGTCCAGAACCCTGACCAAACGCAATGGGATCGTCGTGCTGACGGCTCGCCAAAGGGGATGGGTTGGCTTGGTGTTCTTCAGCGTCCTGATGGTGGGGTCTCGAGTGAGATCTCCGTTGGTGTAACTCTCGACGGAAAGGATCAAGAAATTCCGTTGATGGTTCCTGGGTTGTCGAAGCCAGAGCTCGACTATCTAATGACGAATGATCCTTCGTCTGATAATTTCTTAAAAAATCTTCCTCAGTCCATTATGGACAAGGCTGTAGCCCACGCAAAGCAACAGCTGGATAATGGGCAAAGCCCCTTTGCCGGAGCGCCGGCTCCGCAAGAGCAGCCGAAGCCGTATATGCCTGACCAAAAGACAGGCGATCCGCTGTTCGATGCCATGACTGGCTCGCAGCAGCTTCAAGTCCTTGGGTGGGCGCAAGAGGAACTTAATCGGCGCAGGGTGAAAGACACTGCTGCGATGGACGTACTGCTGAAGAATATCGAGAGCGAGGCGCTCGCGAACGGTGAGGTTGGAACACCTCTCCCCTCAGAGGATAGTGTGCTTTCCACTTATGGTCCTGTTGAAGGGCCGCAGAAGTGGGCGGAAATGCAACAGACAATTACCACTGGGAAATATGTTCGAGATTTTAGGACTCAATCCACAGATGCCATTGACCAGCGGCTTGCGGCATTAAAGCCACAGGGTGGTGATCCTGCTTTTGCGGTGAAAGAAAAGCTGTATGAGGCGGCACAAGATGCCTCTAACAAGATTAAGGAATTAAGGATTAAAGATCCTGGTGCCTCCGTTTTCGCTGCTTTCCCCGACGTGCAACAGCAGCTGGCGAACGCTAAGACTCACGACCAGCGCCGAGCGGCTTGGGCTGCGATGAAGAGAGCGTATGATCAGCTTGGTATCCCCGAAGCGCAGCAGGTAGCAACGACGAAAGATGGGCTTAAGGCTCTTAGCGATCAGTGGAAGATCACTCCAGCTAACCAAAAGCTGGGCCTGATGGAAGAATGGCTTTCTGAAATGGGGCCAATGGCTGGCCGGACACTTGGAATGGCGGGAGGGACAGAGATGGCCCGCGATGTTGGCATTTATGCGCTTGTGAATGGCGCGCCGGATGGGAGAACCAACTTCGTTCGTATCATGCAGGGGCTGGAGGATATTAAGAAAGATCCAGCAAGGCGCCCGCAAGATGGAGTGCTTACCCAGCAATATCGCGAGGGTCTCCAGACGGCGATCAACAACCTTGATCCTTCTCTGTCTCGGTATATAAATGATGCCGCGGCAGCGTTGTATGTCGAGAATGGAGGGACAACCTCCAATGGCTTACCGGATGATACGAAACTCTACCAATCCAGCCTTCGCCAAGTGCTCGGTGGAACGCAAGAGTCTCACACCGGCTTTGCTGATCTAAGCCACGGTGAAACGCAGGACGTGACTATTCTTCCTCCAGGAACGACCAGCGATCAGTTTGAAACTTGGAAAGAGTCGATCACTGGCCCTCAGTTGATGAGCCTCTCTATCCACGGCAAGCACCCGATTGATAAGTTTGGACGACCCATTACCCTCGACGCGATCAAAAATGAGGGTACCTTTGTGATGGTGTATCCTGGAGTGTACGGGATCAAGATGGGAGTGGATGGAAAGTTTATCTATGATAGTGCCGGAAACCACTTTACCGTGAAGATCCCTCCCGAGGTCGTTCGCAAAGCGGCTCCGCCTCCGATTAGAAAGATCGGACCTGTGGTTCCTCAATTCCATCCGAGGCCATAATGGGACTGTTTGACGAAAACCACCTTGTCGATTATGCGCCAACGGCGGGGCCGTCGCTTGGCTTCTTTGACAGTGTGGAACAAGGGTTCGAGCAACAGTTTCGTGTGGACTCTCCGTTGTCTCTCTCAGCAGAAATCAAGGATCAGTGGGAACAGAGCCTTGGTGCATTGGAGCAGGCAGGGCAAAAGCTGGATCGTCGCGCGCTTACGAATTACGGAGACATTGATCTTTATGCTCGCCACGTACAAGGACAAGAACAGAGCTGGCTTAATACCGATCCATTTACAGGAAAGCTGTCGCAGCCGCATGTTGAGGCAATCCAGCGGTTCCAGCAAGCTGATCAGGCTATTGCTGCGTTGCGTGACCCAAAGATTAAGACCTTCTCGCAGATCATCAAAGATGTAACTCAGATGCAGCAGGAGGTTGAGAGGAACACTGCGATAGCGCAGGAAACGGGGAGTAAGGTAGGACAATTCCTCGGCGGGGTCGGAGGTTCTATCACTACGCGCGATCCCCTCAACCTGCTCACGCTTGGGTTCGGGGGAGTTGGTAAGACGGTAGCGCTGCGGATAGCAAGTGAAATGGGGCTCTCTGCTGCTATTGTTGGTGCAGAGGATATTTCTACGGTTAACCCAAACAGGGAATTAGCGGACTTGCCGGCGCATAACACACTCTATGATGTTGCACTCGCTGCGGCTGGCGCTGGCGTGTTAAGGGGAGCTGGTGAATTTATCCATCCTCGGCTTCAGTCTATGTTTGATAGTTTCCGAGGAGCGGAACCGCCGAGGCCAATCCTTGCTCCCACTACAGAGGAGCTCCAACGCGCATTCTCTTCCCTCTCTGAAACCTCTCCCCGCGCTCGTGCAGGAGAAAGTTTCCTCCGCGACTTTGAGGCGTTTCGTGAGGCAAATCCTTACGGCGACACAGAGGTAGGCTTGAAACGGTTTACTGATGAGCTCGCTCCGCTTGACAGTGTTCTTCGAGGGCAGACCGACACTGCGGTGGCTCGGTTTGTGCCTGAGATGCCTTACGAACTCCGCTTGATCTCGGATAACGAGAGGATTGTTCAGGCTGAATATCCTGATATCTACAAGCGGATGAGTGATGCACGGGATAGAGTGTTTAGCCTTGACCAACAAATTGAGAGTGGGAGATCTTCAATAGATAGTACCACACTTCAAGATGCGGTTGCGCTGGTGGATAAGGATGCAGGAGAAAAGCTTCGCGTTCTTAAAGATGAGATTGATAAGCTCCCGTCAGGAACGCCGGAGCGGGCGGCGAAGGAACTCGAGGCACAGGCGATCGTTAATCGTGTCGGACCTGACGCTATCATGCAACGGCTTCAGGAGTCGGAGACTCCAGTAAAAGCGGATATCCAAAATCTGAAAGCGAGCAGAAAGGCTGCGAAGCGAGAATACTCCCGCGCGCGGAAAGAGGTTGAGGCTAAGATTGCTGAGGTACAACAAAGGGCGGATAGGACAACTTCTAGGCAGGAAAGCTTGGCGAGGCCGATATTTCAGGGAGCAACTACTCAACGAGTTCCTGCGGCACAATTTGCTCGATATGATCGAGTGGCCGAAGCCGCAAAAGCGTATAAAGCTCTTGATGATCTCAAGGATGATGAGGCGGCTAGATATGCCCAAGCGGAGCCGGATGAGAACGGCTTGGTAGATCTTGGTGGGGAAGAGCCAGTACCGGCCGACTTCTATGTTGTAATTGAAGAGCCAGATGGCTCAGTGAGGCAATCGACTGTTGGGAAAGAACTTCAGGATATGCGTGACGATGCAGCGCTTGAAGAAGCTATGAGGAGCTGCGCAACATGAGCTTCAAAGATTGTATCGCCTCGGCAGTGTCCACTGGAAAGCTTTCTCAAAAGAAAGCGGATGAAGCAGCTGCGGCTTATGACGAGGCTGCGAATGAACTCCGCCAACAGGGCGTGGGTGAGGAGTCCATTGACTTCAAAGCGGCGCAAGCGGCTTTGGAACAGACGACGAAGTTGAAGGCAGCGGATAGGTGGCGGCGGCTGAATGAGATGAGAAAAGGCCATGCGATTTATTCCTTCTTGAATAAGTCGAACGACCCAGCGGCTGATCTTATCAAACTTATGGATAAGGTTGACCTTGCTCATGAGCGGCTTCAACTCGAATTTACAGCTATCATCAATCAGGTTCTTGCACAATATCATCCTAGGGCCGGAGGTATTCTTCACCCGACTGATAACATGGACAATGTTCTTCGAGCAATGTTTGGGGAAAAGACGGGTGACGAAGCGGCTGATCAAATGGGCTTGGCGCTTAGCGATATGCTTAACTATATCGAGAAGCGGGCAAACTCAGAAGGCGCGAGCATCCCACACAATGAAAGCCGATATGCTCCACAGACACATGATAGGATTAAGGTAAAGGCATATACTCGGGACGAGTGGGTAGAGGATCACTTGGCGCGGGCTGATTGGGAGCGGATGAAATATGAGGGGAAAGAAATTCCTCCCTCAAAGCGGCGTGAAGTGCTGGAGCACATGCGCGATGGGATTGTGACCAACGGCTTCACAAGTACAAGGATGAAGGCTGGGCAGGGAAGAGAGGCTTCAACAGCTACGCGGCTCCAGCGGGATAGGTTTCTCTACTACAAGGATGCTGACGCTTGGCTGGAAATGCAGAAGAAGTACGGGCATGGGAATATCATCCAGCAGGTCTACGGTCTGATCGACGCGATGGCGAAGGATATTTCCACGATGGAGGTCCTCGGGCCTAGCCCTGCTTCGATGAAGGAGTTTGCAAAGAACGCGGCTAGGATACGAGCTGGCGATATGGACATTGTCTCAGGCAAGGCCATTAAGGGAAAGACGGAGACAAAGAAAGCCGAGGAGGCTGCGGTTACTTTTGATCGTATGTATCAGATCCATAACAGGTATGTTGTGAATGGTGATGAGAACTTGATGGCGCAAACGATAGGGGCTTTGAGGACTCTATCGGTCAGTGCGCAGCTTGGCTCGGTGTTTGTTCCAAGTGTGATCGGTGATCTCTCAACCGTGCGTTGGGCGAGGCAATTCTATGGACTTCCAACAACGCATCTTGTTACGAATTACTTAGCGCGATATGGTGATACCGCTGAGGAGCGTATGTGGCTGCTCCGCAATGGGGTGATTTGGGAGTCGGCAATGTCCGGTGTCACCTCGACGCAGCGGTACTTTGGCCCGCTCGACGGAGCTCATTGGGCGCACAGAATGTCGGATATAACTTACAGGGTGGGCCTTACCTCGGCGCACACACAGAATATCCGCTTTGCTGAGGGAATGAAGCTTACCGGCTTTTTCGCTGATGCGGCGAAGCAGCGGTTTGAGGACACACGTTTCTACGAAGCGGCTAGGGAATTTGGATTAACCTCTGAGGATTGGGATGCGTTCCGCGCAACGCCTCTCGAAGCACATAATGGTGCTACTTTCCTCCGCCCGCTGGATATGATTTATGGAGCGACAAATGCAAAGGAGCGTCGGATAGGAGAAAAGTGGCAGGACTTCATGCAGCAGTATATGCGAATGGCGGTGCCTTCGGTTAGCCTCCGCGCCAGAGCATTTCTTGGCCACCAGCTTGAACCGACCTCAGCACTTGGCCAGTTCGTCAGGACCATGACTTCCTTCACCACCTTCCCGACCTCGATTTACTTCAACCAACTCCGATCGATCTGGCGGGCGCCGAGGCTTCGCGATAAACTGTGGCAGACGGTTTGGTTCATGGGGTGGTTGACAGCTGGTGGCGCACTTATCACACAGGCTAAGGCGCTTCTCAACGGGGATAATCTGTATAACATGAACCCGCTTGAGAACCCTGAGTTTTGGGGAAGGGCTTTCGTGAATGGAGGCTCGCTTGGTATGCTAGGCGACTTCCTCTTCAACAACATCAACATCACCAACAGCGATTATTCACCGCAGAGCGCTCCGCTTATTGATTATTGGACGAAGCTGGAGAAGCTAGCGTTGAATGACCCTTACAAATACTTCACAGGTGATAAGAAAAATCTTCATCCTCAGAAGGATTTGGTCAACTTCGTCAATGCTAACCTGCCTCGTTTTTGGTATTCCAAGCTATTGATTGAACGTGAGATGGAAGATCAGTATCTCGAGCACGCCGATCCAGCTGCCTTCGCTGCAAAGCGACGGTATGCGAGGAAGATAGAACAGGGTATGTGGTGGGAGCCTGGACAAGACCCAAGAACACCTGACCTTAACACCGCGTTTAGTGAACAGCATTGATATGGCTCATTTCATTCGTGAATGGACCATACCACACCTGCTTGGAGGAAGGCAATGACAGTTGAAACTACCACTAACACTCAGGTCGCGCGGGGTAATGGTGCTACGACCTCTTGGCCATTTGGTTTCGAAGTTCTCGATGCGACGCATCTCGTTATCCAGCGTCGTGTGTTTGCAACAGGTGTGATCGACAAAACTTATTCTTTAAGTGAAGTCACTGTCACTGGTGTTGGAGGCGCGGCTGGTGGTACGGTTGAGATCACTCCGGCTCTTTCAGACACCTACGAGGTAATTATCTCCCGGACTGTTCCTTACACACAGGAACTTGATATCGTCAATCAAGGTGGTTTCTTTCCAGATACAGTGGAGCAGCAACTTGATCTGCTGGAAATGCAAATCCAGCAAATCTCTGATAAGGCTGATAGAGCTATTATTGTACCGGCGGGTGAAGCCGGAGGGAGTTTGCCGATAAAGGCGCTTCGAGCCAATAAATTTGCTACGTTCGACAGTGCCGGTGATCCGTCTGTAGCGGATGGAGCCGCCCCTGTCCCAAACACCGCAGTTAATATCGTCAGTGATGGTCCGAGCACAGTTCAGGCGGACCTCAACGCCCGCCCTACGTCCGCAGCCCTTGCGGCCTCGGGCGGTGCTGCGCAGGTGGGTGCGCCCAAACCAACCGGCGCTAGAAGCCGCACCGCAGCCGACATCTTCAACGACGTGGTGCGCCTCAAGGATTTCCATCCGGGCGACGGTACGCCTGCCGACACGGCGCTTGCTGCCGCGATCACCTATGCGCAGGCCCAAGGCATCAACCGTATCGTCGCGGCCTCGGGCCATTACCTTT